GGGGGAGGTCATTTTCAGACCACCCCCGCACCATCTTCAACAGAATAATCTCTATCGAATTTATCTGAACCCATTTCATAATTCACTAGTTCGTCTAGTTCTGTTACTCTGTTCTTCTTTGGGAAGTTTAGGTTGGCATCATTCAATAGCGTATTAGTCAATATCTGTGATAATGAACTGGGGTGAGGCATGAATACCTTGTCTAAGTATTTCTTGCTCTCAATACCGCTACATTCAACGGCACACCATACAGCGAATGATTGACTACTTTCTGACTCGAATACTAACTGTTGAAAGTACACATCAACCCACACGGTTCGTCCGTTGATTTTTCTAGCAACCCTGCCACCGTTTTTCTGAATATGAACAGGAACTAATTTAGGTTGAATTGATTCTGTTTTAATTCTACTATCAACTAATTGGTCTTCATATCCTGTTATCTCTCCATCGTCGTTGTGAACTGGCATGTATATTTTCTTTTGTTTCATTTCTGTTCTTGCTGACATTGTTACTTCCTTGAATGGTGAACGTGTCATTCTAATGAATGGCATTCCTAGAAATGTACCATTCTTCTTTGAAACGCTTGGTCTATGCCACTCTAACTCTGCCTTTCCTCCACATACTTGACAAGTTGTCGTTCCTTTTCTAGCATAGCCCAGAACGCCGTTCTCTGTATAACAATCAGCATAGTCCTCAATCCCATATGTTTGAACATCTTTGTTGTTATTGCATAGGTTTCTTTCTTCTGTAAATGTACCGAATCCACTCAAGGCATGACGACCAACGAATCCTTCTGTCTCACATGCTGAGTTTACCCAGTTCTTTTTACTGAATGAATCGTGACCTGTTGTAACTATTGATTCAACTTCTTGGGAAGTACTCTTGAATCTCAAGTATGATTTCAATCCTAGTTCCTGTGTTAATAATCCAGCATGAGCGAAGTCAACTAATGTTTTCTTAGTCAATAGCAAGTTTTTGTTTTTGTTAATTGAGAATCCGTACATTTCTGTATCTTGATAACATAGTCTATCTAGTTCGTCAATAATATCTTCTTTTGTTTTCTTACTTGTTGAAATTGGTTTTATTCCTTCCAATCTAAGAACTCTGTTAACTGCTCTTACGGCATGAACTAAACTAGTTTTAGTGAACTTAACTTCTCCGAGAAGTTGAGTAACGTGGCTAACATTACTCCATAGTTGAGGTGCATTAGCAACCTCTTCAATCCCTACCGAGATTAACTCTCTAGGGGCATTTATCATTTTGTGCGTCTTAATCATTGTATTATCATTTGACATAATTGGACAACCTCCAACCTCTCAAATCATCCTTTACTTTATAGTATACTCTGGAACGAATTTGGCCTAATTTCGCACTTTTTGATATGCAGTACAACGGTTTATTTTCTACTCCGAATAACGGAAATGTAGGCAGTTTCTCCCAATAATAATTATTTTACATTTGTTAATAATGTGGGATTGTGGCCTAATTTCTGGGGTTTTTCAACCTAATCGTTGTACTGCGGATGCGAGGCGGCCATAATCTTTGATTCTGTCCTAATTAGGCACTTTTTCAATGTCGGCCTAATCTTTGATTTTAGCCTAATTTCTGGGTTTTTACTATTTTTTAACACTAATCTTTGTTTTTAGGCTAATTTCTGGGTTTTTTCGGTGTAGTTTTTACACCCGTTTAATTTCCGGTTTCCGGTAATTTTTGCCTGTTTTTTTTCATAGCCCTCTGAACCTGCTTTTGCGATTTTTCAATGTGAATTAAAAGGTTACAAAAGTGAACGTACCTATATTTACGATTTTTCAATGTGAAGTAAAAGGTTACAAAAGATATTCAAAAGGTTACAAAAGTGAAAAAGATACTTAGTGTTGAAAAAAACACCTAGTGCAAAAAAGATACCGAAAAAGGTTACAAAAGTCAATTGTGGTATTTTTTTTCGGTGCATTTTCTACACCGCCGCAGTACAGCGTTTTTTGACTTTTAATTGTGGTATTTTTGAGGTTGAAATTAAATGTGTAACTTTTTTGCATTCATTTGCATCGAGGCGCTACATGAACCAAACGCATCGAAAATAGGTACAAAAGTCATGCAGTACATCGGTTTCTTTTGTAACCTTTTTTTGTAACCTTTTACGTTTCTTTTGTAACCTTTCTAAATGCTTTCCCCCCGAAAAAAAAGTCAAAAGTTACAAAAGTCAAAAGTTACAAAAGTAAAAAGGTTACAAAAGTAAAAATTAGAAAAAAGGTTACAAAAGTAAAAAGTTACAAAATTGAAAAGGTTACAAAATTAAAAAGGTTACAGAACTAAAATGGTTACAAAATTGAGTTTCTAGAAAAAATCTACTTTCAAGGTGAAAGTGGCAAATCTGAAAAAACTGCATGACCTAATGAATGAAGTAAGGTTTTGAAAGATTATCTTGATTAGAGTTGAAACTATTATTCATTCAACTATTAAATTAAAACTAGGTTTGTATCTACGTTTAGAATACAGCCTAAAGAGAGTTACTTTCAGGATGATAAGAAATATCCCGACAGATTAGGTAAGAAAATAAAATCTATATATCAAATCGCGTTTTGATTCAAGATGAATCTATTTAGACCATGTAAAAAAGGTTACAAAAGTGGAGAATGCTACATAGATACTATTATAAGCAAATAGAAAGATGAATATATATGGAAAGGTATACACCCACCCTAGAGGCACACACAAGACTGCCCTCTTCTTCGGAAGAGGTTTTGAAGGAGGTCGCAAACAAGACCTTCTTTCATGAGAGGCATACGCCTTTCAGATGCTCTATCTGTTCTTACAGTATAGAGGATTCTCTGAGACTGACTAAGTTTACTAAAACACGTCATGTTATCGTAGTTACTAAGAATATAGATTTGTCATCATACCGAATCTATCCGGCAACACTTTGTAATGAATGTCGTCAAGAGGCTGACGCGATGGATAGAATACACCGACCACATATGTGCATTGATATGAATACTGTTTTCAGGGTAGAAGTAATTCCAGAAAAAACAAATGTTAACACTTGGGTTATCCGAGATAACAACGGACATCCTGTCTATGAAAAACGCACACGCAAGGGCGTGTACGAGGCAGCAGTAGATGATAACTATGAAGCGGTGTTCGGTGACATCGCTCTTGCTTACGAGGTGGTTAAATGAGTGACGGTGTAATCATTCGGGATATTCCCGCTTATGATACTGCGGTCTTTCAGATGGTTGTTGATTATCTCAACACCAAAAATCTGTTAGATATTCTTGTTGACGCAAATGCGGATTCTCCTTACGATATGACTAATCATTTCAAAATGAAAATAGCAGGGCTACCGAAAACTCAAATGGGTTGCCCTTGTCCTTTTACAATGTTCAATATGCTTGATAGTGATTTGAGAAATAAAATTGTTTTAGCCGCTAAAGAAAAATATGCTGAAAGAGTTTTAGCATCTAGAAAAATCGAAGTTATACCAGTTGACAACGTAATGAATAATTATACTTGGGTGAGTGATACAGATGAGTGAAGGTGGAAATCCTTCCTCATTATCTCTTCACATAAAGGTTCATCCTCTTGTGACTAGAGAACTTCGTATCAATGGAATTGACCTAAATACTTTAACTCTGAAAAGAACTAGAGTCGGTATGGTCTACATTTGCCCTATCAAAAAAGCACCACGCCGATTATCTGATGCGAGGTGGATTTGAATGAAAGATAATTTCAACCCTAATGTATTTCAAAGAGTCGGAAATAATCTAGGTCATATGACCTCTAATCTATTTATCTCGGATTATGTAAAAAATAATCCTCGGTTTTTCATTAAAGAAATCTCAAAAATATTGTACCAAAGAGATGTTAGATTATTTGCCGATAAAGTTTCTGAGTTTGAGTGTGACCGTTTCGATTGCACAAATAAAACAACCCTAAAAGTAATTGTTCAATCTAATGCAACTGGCGAAAGTTACTCTAGAAATTATTGTTACAGATGTGCGACAAGATGCGGATTCTCTAGTTATCTAATTAAGGAGGAAGAATAAATGAAAACGGAAAAAAATGAAAATGAACCAACGGCGAGCGAAGTGTTACAGGGTTTTGACTTTAGACTCAAAACTGATTCACCACCTCGAATAAGGCATAGCAGATTTACACAAAAAAGAATCGAGGAAGCCACAAAACAAATTAATTTAGTGATGAAAGGATTTGAGGGTGATTCGATGATGCTTCAAGACACCATTGACGATTTACGCAAAGAACTAGAGATACAAAAAAACTACGCACAAGACCTTAGTAACTGGATTAAGAAAGCGGATGAGATTTACTGGGCAAAACACAAAGGCACAGACAGACGGTTTGTCCACGCCGACCTAATGACCGAAGCATGGCTCTTGATAGAAGAAGAAAAAAGAGAACAAAGGAGGTTAGAATTAGATTCAGCCCAAAAGTAAAACGGTAGGGTTAAATACCGGCAACCCCTAATTAATATTGGGGGTAGCCGGATTTACCACCAAACTAAGAGACTTGCCAGTCTCAACAGGTTAGCGAAAAAAATGGCAAACCAAAAAAACAAAAAAACAAAAAAAATATAGGACGTGAAAAAAGTGGCACATCAGTTAGCAAAAACAAAAAATGACGAATGGATGACAGCATGGTCGGGGAATACTCCTTGGCATGGATTAGGACAGAACTTTGGTTCTGAACTAATGACAGGAACAGAGGCGTTGGAAGCGGCGCGTCTTAACTGGCTTGTAGAAAAAATACCGCTTCAAGTGTATGACGAACAAAACAAGAGACACGTTGTAGTACCCGATACTTTCGGTGTATTCCGTAGAGACTTAGACGGCGACATGGTATCACTTACAAAGGGCGGCAAAACTGTCGGTCGAGTATGGAAACCATTCCAGAACTTTGAAGCGTTTGAGTTCTTAGACGAACTTACAAATTGTCAAGAGGCAAAGATTGAGGTATGTGGTGCATTAGGTAACGGTGAAAGAGTTTGGGTCTTAGCAAAGATTCCCTATCAAGTTAAATTAATGGGTAAAGATAAAATTGACTGTTACATCTTAATCAGCAATACGCATGATGGTTCAGGTGCAATTAAGTTCATGCTTACACCTATACGAGTGGTATGTAATAATACTTTAACGATGGCTCTAAATCAAAGCGGCGGTCAAGGTCATAGTGTTAGACATACTGGCAAAGTTCACAACCAAGTTAATAATGTCCGTAAGGTACTTGGCTTGATGGTGGATGAGTTCGATGAGTGGGGTAATGATGCTGAATCTATGTTAAGCATCAAGATGAAAAAATCTGAGATGCGTGAATACTTCGCAAATGCTTTAGGGATAGAAACAAAAGAGCAGCCCGACGGTTCATTCCAATACTCAACCAAAGGTCTTAACAAAATCTTAGAATGCGAAAAATTGCTTGAGAAGAAAACCAACCGTGTCGGTAAAATGGCAGGTACTCTATGGGCCGCATATAATGCTCTGACCGAATACCTAGACCATATCGAAACTGTGCCTAAAGCGGTGCGTGACGGCAAAGCAAATGCCGATGATGCAAAGATGCAAGCGGTTATGATGAAGAAGCAAGAATCATCCCTCTTCGGTCAAGGTGCAAGGCAAAAGAGGAAAGGTTGGGAACTAGCCATCGAAATGGTAAACGCCTAATACTTTAACAGTTAAAGTACAGACTACTTCAATCCTCGGCGGGCTTCGGCTCGTCGGGGGCAACTCACAAAACCCGTAGCGATTCGCTCGATTCAAAAAATCGGGCTGTCGGCGGAAAGTGATTGTGAGAAATTACTATCACCATTAAAATAACTTTTAGGAGGAATTGAAAATGAAAAATGCAAAACAAAAAAATATGACGCTTGACAGAAAACAGAAAATGATTGACGAATACTTGTGGGAGGAATCTCTTTGAGTACAAAGTTAATTACTAAAGAGGGTAAACTATTTTTGACCTCAAAATACATGGATAGAGACGCACCAGTTCTCAAGGGTTGGGAATCTTTCTCCGGTTGGTTTTGGTTCGCCACAGAACTAAACGATGACGGTACACATTTCGGATTAGTACAAGGCTTTGAAGAAGAGTTGGGTTACTTCTCAGAAAAAGAATTAGTTTCAATAGGTGAACGAACAGGAAACATATGGCCTATCAAAGAAGAAGATTTACCATACGCAGGTAGGAGGCACGATTAAAATGATAATTAATGATAATGTTTTAAGGATGAAAGAAGTTATGGAAGATGCAGGTAATATAATCTATACAAAACTGAACCACGTTACAAAATCGGGCATGACTAGGTATATATCTGTTATATGTATCATTGATAACAGACCTTATGATTACACATATTTAGTATCAAAAATATTGGATTGGAAAACTTCCAACTTACACGGTGGAATAAAAGTAGGTGGGGTTGGTATGGATATGGGTCATCACCTTGTCGGTAGTATTTCCTATGCTCTCTATGAAAACGACGATACAATTACTCAGAGGTGGATATAATGCCGTTGGAAGTATCTGTAAGAAAAGTCGGAAGAGATAGATTTGGAGATAATACTTTAGCACACGCTACGCATGATGAAATCGAAGTTTATCAAAGTTTTGAAATGGCTAGAGTAGCCGAGTCTTGTGGCATACAAAACATGAATGATATGTCCCTCAGAGAAATACAAATTAGGATTCATCATTTGTATGATTACTACGCAACCCTTATGCCTAACTTTCATAACTACTACAAAAGTATAGGTTCACTAAAACGTATGCAAGATATAAACTTCAAAAGTAATGTAAGTAGAATAGACCCTAAAACATTTGTTATGAGGATGGCTGCTCATGCAACTCAAAGTCTAGTTACAAGTCTACAAGATGCTTATGTTGAGATAGATTATAATTATGTTCTCAACTGTAAAGAATCTGATGATTGGGCTATCAGAGCAATAAATAATAGAATACACCCTAAAGTAAAACTTACTGACGAACAATACGAAGAATTGATTTCTTCACATAGTTTTATGAAAGCGTTTGGATATAATGAGCCGCCTATCCACATAGGCGATATGATTGTAGGTGATGCACAATGAGTCCCGAAGAAATAGAAACTGGCATACAAAATTGCTATGAGAAGATATTTCATACTAGTGGTAATATCCGAGATTTGGTTTTCTTGAAAGATATGCAAATCAACACCGAGTCCGAAGTTTGTCAAAGATACCCCAACTTCCCAAAAAACTGTACTGCGTATGATTGGCGTAAAACTATCAGAGAGTTAGAATATCCATATACTGAACCTCTTACAAAGTTTAGATTGAAGCGTAAAATAAAAACTCTATACATAGAAATCCAAACCGCTATGACAAGACGTTTGAAAAAACAACTTAGAGAAACTGGCTATTGTGACGGACAAAAGATAGATACAATTACTTTAGCAGGTAAAGTATTCAAAGTGCGTTCAACGATGTTAGACATACAGGCGGGGTGGCTCTGATGTCTGTATTTTCCTTTGTCACAAATGACGTACAAAGAAAAGTATGTGAGGATTTATGGTTAAAGATAGAAAGTTGTAAAAAGAATGTCATTCACCCTAATGGCAATTTGTATGACCTAGTTAATATCAAAAATACACAAAAGCAATATCAAACCCATGTTGATTTCTTAGCGGAAATTAAAAAGTTACCAAACAGTTTAGAAAGAAATATATTACACGTTAAACTAAATGATTTACACATTGATTTCAGAGCAGGTATAATCAGACAGATAAAGAACGAACGAAAGATTGACAGGTTATACAATGGTTTTGATGTAGAAGTTAGAGGGAATGATGGACTAAGAGGACTAGATAAAATTACTTTAGCAGGTAAAGTATATGATATTAAAAAATTGAGGATAGATGTAATAGAGGGGTGGGAATAAATGTACTACAATCAAGGAAAAATCTATTGGGCGAAGGAAAGGGCTTATGTACCGGAAACCCCTAATTTAGAACGAGAGGGGAGAATACCCTCAGAAAATACGGAAGTGATAAAATGAATAAAGGAAGAAAACAGTTACAGCAAGAAGTAGGAGAATTAGTATTGGTAAAACCGAATGGTGAGCAAGTGTTTATTGCTCATGCCATCAAACACCATAAGATTTCAGAAAAACTAGGTAGATGGACTTGGGGTGGTAAAGTTTGGATGCCTAGAGGTTATGAGGCTGAATTGAAGGCGGTGGAACAATGAGTAATACTTTCAAGATTGATTTAACATCGGATATGCTTCTCGAAGAATTATTTTTCCCTCTCGGTGAAGTGTATAGAACAACAGACTTTTCACATTTGAAGCACATAGATGTTCCTTCTAATAGAATGAGGGCGTATGCAGAAACAGCGAAAAAAGATATTGAAGAACAGATTACTAAAAATAGATTAATCGCTAAAGAAGATAGAAATAGCGGTGCAGCACCTAGATACCGAGATTTTTCTAGGGGGATGATGAACGGTCAACATCTGAGTAATAGACTTTTTAAGGCCAATATGTATAAACTAGATAACACAAATAAATGTAATATGAAAGATATAGTAACAAACAAAACAACAAAAATCTCTACTGGTGGCAGTTGGGCTTTATACGATTTTATGAATAATTTAAGAGGTATAAGAGACTGGAAAGTTTGGTACGAATCGAGAAGATGTATTAATGAAGATGTACCTTTTGATACAAGAAGAGTATTAGAGTACACTATGACAGATTTGATGGCGGCTCTTGGTGGTTATTATATTTACAATTGGAAAAGTTACTACAACCAATATTGGATTTCTTTAGGGCTAAAAACAGATAATGATTTGTATTCTGAACACGTTAAGTTCGACAACACGTTGTCAGATATAGAAGCGAATATTAGAAACAAAGTTATTGAAAACACAGACTTTCAATATTTGTCAAACTCTATAAAAGACTTGGAAAGATTTGTTGCTAATTTTAGAAACGAAGCCACGCAGAAAAAGACTCAATCTCGTTACCTTATAGTATCTCACGGTAAACAGCAAAATTACAAGAGAGATGAGTGGAAAGGTGCAAGGTCTTTAGGAACATTTTCCACAATTAATAGGTCGGCTCATACAAAGTGGCAGAATGCACTTGTTTTAGACTTGAAAGTATTTGATAAATTAATTGCTTGTTTGAAGGATTCAACTAACTTTGACGTTGAAATAAAAAAGAAAGAGGAAAGAGAAAAACTCAATGCTACTGTAACAAGAACTATAAAAATTATGAATATAGTAGCCCCGTTTGAAGAAGGTCACGAATTATATTGGGGGCATAGAGATTGGGATGGTAACACTCATCCTAACAATCATCTTAGACATACAGCCAATACTCGAATTAAACTTGAGAGAATAAAGAAATGTTGCGGGGATTTGAGAACTGCTTGTATGGCTGCCTTCGGTAGTAATGATATAGACTTAGAAACATTCGTAAGAGTTAATGCTTTTAGAACAGCGATAAAAAGAAGTTGGAGTAAAACAGAAGGTGTTGTGGGTGAAGAAAGGATGGAACAACTAAGTGCAGTTGATTCAGCCCTAGAAGATTACACTAAAGCAGCGAATAATTATCTTTCAGCCCCAATTAACTTCGATGATGAAAGGGAAATAACCTATGACGATATAGTAAAATCCCTAGAAGTCCTTTCATCTCCGAATCAGAATAGTAGTGTCTTAACGAACAGACAATGGAAGAACATAGACTTAGAAGAGTTACAAGCAAGAAGTCAATTGATAATGTCCAACCTTACTAATACGGAGAAAGAAAGTGTGTTAGAACAAAAGTATAGAGAGAGTCTTGACACCGCAAGTTACATTTACGATAGAAGTAATCTGATTATAGATGCTTATGAAAAAGAGGTTAAGAGCCTTGGTTCTGAGATAGATTCACACGTTAAATATATTGAAATATGCAGAGAAGAGATGTGGTTGCAGCAGGTAAGAAAAGCAACAGGAATTAGGGATAGCGACACCCTTAAAGGTGGAAGCCTAGTCGCTAAAGATACAGGAAGTGATGCTAATGAGTAAAACTAAAATGACCCATGAGGAACAAGATGAATTAAGAAAGAATGCCCCTATACCGGAAGGGATGAAAGACTACCGTAATTGTGTTTTGAAGAATATACACAACGGTGTCATATCTCATGTGATAGGATATGAAGTATGTGATACGGGAGTAATACTTTGGAATGTGGACACCAAATCGGCATGGCAAAGTCAAAGGGATTTGGAACGTAATTGGAATATTGTAGGTGATGAGGAATGACACTAAACAATACACCATATAAGAAAAGTAGTATAGACCTTAAACTAGTTGATGGCCCAATGAGAAATACAGGAGATGTGCAGATGCTTATACAAACTATACTTGAATGCAAAGACGCACTTTGTTCACAATCTAAGTTCTCAAGAGAAAACCCTAGATACCTATTATTCCGCACCCATTCCGGTCACACTAGTATTGACATAACACGAATCGTTGCTTTGACAAATAGAGGAACAGCCTACGACATACATTTAGAATCAGGAACTATCTTTACAGTAGGTGATGTAGAATGAATATAGAGGATATTAAAATAGGCATGAAAGTAAGATTCGGTAGGAAGAACCTGAATGGCGGAAAAATGACGGAAGGTGTTGTAGTTAAAATTAACACAAAAACAGTTGCGATAAGGGCAACTGAGGATAGAAGTTACGGAAGAGGTCGTGGTAAAAGAGTTATACCTACTGGTTCAGTATGGAGAACAACTCCTAGTATAATATCAAGGAAAGGGATGAAACAATGACTAAAGCAGCACAGAGATACAGATACAACATGAAGTATAAAGTCCGTAGATTAAACCTTAAAAGATTACAGGAGGAAGAGTGAATGGTTTTTGGAGATAACGACTTTATCTTTAATGATGATAGTAAATGCACTTGTGGTAGAGCAGGTGAAGAGATGCCCGCACACCCTAGTATTTGTGGTAAATGTGGGGGTTGGTTCTAATGGCAATAAAGAATACTTTAACGACTAAAGAAGGAAAGGTTACTAAAGGTTCAAAGTATTTAAGAGCCAAAGAGAATGTCTCAATACCTTTTGATTCTAAGAAATGGATTACGATTAAGAAGCCACAAAGTCTTTACAGGTCTAATGTAAAAACCAATGAGCAAGGCTTACCTAATGTTTTTCACGACTTCCTACTTATCTCGGTCTTTACCCCTTATTGGACTGATGGCGGAACAAGAGGCAGGTGTATTGTTGACAGATGTACGGGATATAAATGCCCGTATGAAGGGTATCGCCGCTTTGACCGAAAGAAGATGAGAAACTGGTTATTAGAAAACTATACTAAAGAGGAAATGCAACACGGTGTATATTGTTTGAAGAAATACGCGAATCATTTGATGACCTTTAGTATTTATGATGACTCACCCATCTTTAAGATATGTCCGAAGCCCTTGACTTTGATGGAAGGTAAGTATAACGCTAGAGGTGCAACAGTTACCTATCAAAATCAGACCATGTTCTTAAGTGACGATTTCATAAATTGGTTTACCGATGTGACTAATAAATATGATATATACAAAACAAAGAAAGAAATGGATTCATATACTGAGTTGGTTAATCGTGTAGAGAAAAATGTTAGAGGAATGATAGCGAAAAGGACAAAAGAATTAAATGATTCTGAGATAGATTTAGATGAATACTTTAAGGGTAGATTTAGAGATTTGATATTGGGTAGTAATAATAAATATACTATAGGCAGAGGTATTGAGACTTATTACAGACAAATACAAACTGCTGATATAGAGTCCTACCCCTATCTACCTCTAGAAGTGAAAGAGTATACATCTTCTGAATTGACAGAAATGTTTTGGACTAAAGTAAATCTAATCGCAAGGAAAGTAGTAAAGGAACGTCAATACACTAGTATAAGAGATAGTTTCTTAGATTTGATTAAAGAGGATAATATTTTCGAGAATACTAATTTCACAAAGCAACTTAGTCTATACCATACAGTCATTGAAAATGAATGTCTTAGGTCTAAACTCTTGATAAAGTATTTAGAAAAATACAATTATTTTGGTCTTGCGATAGAAGGAAATGGTGGATTGTCGTTAGCATTCAGGACTGCGATGTTATCAGAAATATTGGAGGACTGATATTATGGGTAGAAGAAAGCAAATATCCCGTAGAAGGAAGATAGGTGAAATACTTTCATCAGTAAACGAAGGATTGACTGCACAAGAGTTAGCAGACAAACTACATGAAAGGTCGCCTAGAGTAAATACATCCACACAAAGAAGTATCAGTAATTTGATGAGAGGTAGCAAAGGAATACGTTCAACATTTATCCGCAAGACAGGAATGAAGATTGCACTAAGAACCTACGAGATGATTGACTATGAAGCCTATATGAACTGGGTCGAGAGGGGTGATTAATATGGTTAAGATAGGTGATTATGTAAGCCCAAAGGATAAACTTAGAACAGAGGTAAGAGATAGAGCAGGTCTTGATTTTTACACAAGGGAACAACTAGAGGATGAGTTGATTCACCTTCGTGCCTTGATACAAGAGACTTGGCCTTGGGTTGGTGTAGCAGCACATAGGACAGCAGCAGCAACCAAGAAATACCGAGACTTAGTGAAGGATGTTGCTAATGTTGTCAAAGAAAATAAAAGAGAAGAGGATGACAGCGAACCCGATTATTGGAGGACTAACAAATGAGTAGAATAGAGGATAAAGTATGTGAGAAGATACAGGCTAGAGCAGCAGTCGGTAAAAAGAAATACGGAGTTACTATGGAAAGAAGTGATTTGAGTTTAGAACAATGGTTAAATCATTTTCAAGAAGAAATGATGGATGCAATTGTATATACAGAAAAATTGTTAGAGGAAATTAAGAGGTTGCGTAAAGGTATCAAGTCTTACTTAGACTTAGAAATAGAAACACATGAATTGAAGGAGTTGATTGAATGAAAACAAGAAGAGAAAAGATGATAAAAGGAATTGAGTTGATGAACACATTTTGGTACAAAGGTAACAAACCATGTATAACAGGGATGTACCGAGTATCAGATGATGAGGGCGACTCCGGTAACGTATGTGCCGTATGTCTAGCGATAGACGATGTGCCGTACAACTACGGGGATGATATTGAACCGACCATGTATGATGGCGACTGTGATGAATGTCACGGTGAATCTTTGCTGTATTGTGGGGGTGAGGAAGAGTGAGTGAGGAAAGAGTTATGATTGACATAAAAGTAAATCACGCACAACGTAGTGGGTACTTTGTTAGGTGTCAGCAATTAAAACACGCCATAGAGAGGATTGAAAACAATTCAGATAGTAAAGTTATAGGTCTTGTGTACGATGGAGAAAACTCTATAGAGTTACTACTCGACCCACCGATTAATAAGGGAGATGATGAGGAATGAGTGATGGAAGAGGTCAAGAATATCTTGATGAGAATCTGTGTTTGCATGAGAATGTTTATATTGACGGGTTTGAGATTATTAACAAGCCCGACCCTACTAATCCAAGTGCAGACGTTCTTATTACTTTGCGTTGTGAAAAATGCGGAGATACACAAGGACATACTTTAGATTTAGAAGATGTAATATACGATTTAGATTTGGAGTGGGCTGAATGATACAATCAACCTTAAAAGATTATTTCTTCGAGATATTTGCTTACGTCTGTAGAGGAATTGCTATTGGAATATTAGTAGCAGGTCTAGGGGTGTGGTTAGCATGATGAGGATAAATAAACACTCAAGAGTATTCTTTAATGTAGTAACATTTAACTACGGCATGAACTACCAACAGAATAGCGACAAAGGTATTGCCTCATTAGCATCGTGGCTACGCCTTTCCTTTGTTCGTTGTTTTGTTTTGTGCATCTGTATTTCAAAAGGCGTAGTCACACCCCTTACTTTGGGGGTGAAACTATGACATGGATTAATAACTTGGATGATTTGTTTGATTCAGACTTTAATCTAAGACCATACAAGAATAATATACAGAACAATTTATTTTTGGATGTAGAGTCTTGTACTATACATTATGCTAGTGCTGCTAGAAATGGTAAACAGAACCGAAGTATATGGCAACCACTTGTTGAACTAGAAATGAAAGGACAGACTTTCTATATTGTAGATAGAGCAGTTATCAAATCATTATTAACGGGTCTATTGGATAGTAGTATAGGTCATAGGGCTTTCATGGCAATCTACAAGAGAATGGCACTAAAAGAAACTCTCGAATACTGGATGACTTTAGAAGGTTCGGCTAAAACTTTGACAGGTAGATTCAGAATACTTACAACAGGGCATAAAGTAATTACGAGTATAAACACGAAGGATATACAGGATTCTCACGATTTGAACGGTTGTGTAGATTTACTTGAGAATCTAGGATATACTTCTAAGATATATAATTATGATGATAACTCGGTAAAACTTATTGCCACTTCACAATATGCAGATGAGATTGAGATGGAAATACTGAATAATGGTGATACATACATTAACGGTAAATATAATGTAATGCAGAAGCAACACGAAAAAGACAAAGAGGTGTGGGCTACTAATTATTTCATACAACCGACACTTGCTAAGAATCTTAATTTTGAAGATACTTTCAAAGTAGAAAGAGTAATCAGAGATTTACACGCAGGTATTGAAGAGACTAGAAAATGGTGTCCGGTAGTATACCAAGATGAGATGACTGATAGAAACTATCCAGTCTTGAATGGCTATGTAAAGCATAGTGTTCGTATCTATAACTTGGCTAGGCATGACAGAAATAGATTGATGCACGAAATGTTTTTGGATGTTAGGGGGGCATTCAAAAAGAATTAATGGGGCGTGGTACAGCGTTTTTCTTAATTCTTTTTATTGTTCAAAGGTAGTAAAGTAATAGTCCCTTTCTTTACCCTCTTTGAAATAAATAAAAATAATAAAAACAATAGAGCAGTACAGCGTTTTATTATTTCTACGATTTAACAAATCAATAAAAGAATTAAATACGCCATGAACCCCGTTAAATATATACAGGTGATATTATGAAATATATAGAGCAAATGAAAGACACAGAAATTGTGTGGCACAACAGTAACGCGAAACCAATTATCAAGGGTAATGTAAATCTTATAGTTTATTCACAGAATGAATACGGAAGTGCATCCTATCTAGCAGGTGCTAGTTTAGTATTAGGTACAGAAACACACATAGCGAGTATCTATAGTAAACTTATGTCTGTAAGTGCGATAGGAACTATACCCGACCCTATTTGGCATGAGTGGAGATTATACGAAAGGAAGGTAGGTAACGATACCGTTCTCATTCTTAGGATAAGTAATACTTTCCCGATTGAACCTACTTTAGATGAGAACATGAACAGAAATGCTTGGTTATACACATACCCTACTATTAGAGATGTAGTTTTATCTCTAAAAGAGTATGGCATACAAGAGATGTTGTTTATGACTACTGACACGTTAGAGAGATACAGTAGTAGGACTGATGTTTTGAGTAGTGGTGAATATATAGAGTACGAATGGAATAGTAGTGAAATGTATAAGGTAATGACAGATACTCAGAAAGTGGAAATGGAAGAAGATATTTTCCTAGTACCTATTTCATGGGTGTTCGCTCAAATGTTTGATGCTTTCACTAATGGACTTAGTAAGATATTAATTTGTCAAGGTGCGGATTGTCCGGTTGATGAAGTATCGGCAGATACAATGCTTTCAAGAGTAAAAGAAATATATGGTTTGGATTATGTTGAACAGGAATATATCAGAATAAGAGATTTATTAGTTTCAGCACAGAACTTACAAGGTATGATAGGTGAATGGGAATGAATATTTTTGATGAGGTAAATAACTTCGTGACTAGAAATCACTATGTAGATGTAGCAGATAAGATTCCAGTTTTTATTTGCAGTATTGGTAGTCATCTATTCAACGCTTTGAACAAGTGTAGTAGATGCGACTTCGACCCCGATGACCCACTACTAGACCCCGATGTAGATTTCACTATTGATAACTGTCCTTTGAGACACAACCATATGCCATTCTACACGCCTATGTCTCAATTACCCGACACAAGAATACACATTCTTATGAGAGGTGCGAAAGGTAGCGGTAAGTCCGTTCTAATCAATCTATTCTTAGCAGAAGGTACTGGACTAATACATTCTACTAATGCAGACTTAGGACACGGCTACAAGACAATGATGGGTGCTAACTCTATTACAGAGGCAGGTATGTTTGGAAGTCTAAACGATTTAGGAGAAATAGCAGGGCGACCTATTGCTAGGGAGATGTGTGGAGGCTTCTTAGGATTTGAAGAGTTTTCTTCTATGTCCGATGCGTCTAAGAAAGACCATAGCCTAGACATGAAGAATCAATTGCTTACATCCCTAGATAATGGTAGGGTTCAGAAGGCATTGAAAATGGGTTGGGTACAATACACTACCCGTTATACTATGTGGGCTGCAACACAACCTGCTAGGTTCGAGTTGGATTCGGGATTAGATAGAAGATTCTTCATTATTGATATTGAGATGACACCGGAGAAAGAATTGAAGTTCAAACAGGCTCAACACAAGCAAGCCAACATGACTAGGGAAACTAGAATAGAATTAGCGGCAAAGAATATTGAAATCAGAGAATGGATTCAACATCGTATGTTTGAAGCAGTTGCTAATCCTCCTAGCGGTATTCTATTTGATGATGATATAGCAGAATGGATTGATAGACCGAGTGTACGTTCTTACGAAGCAGACCTGTTTAGAAGGTTAGCAATAGGCTATCATATGATGCAACCAACTTACAGAGGAAATGTGCCTTTAGTGATAACTATGGATGATACTTTAAGGGGTATTTTATCACAGAGCCTAACACAAAGAAGAAGAGTGATGGATGCTGATACTGAATTAATCAAGACTACATTTTGGATGCAAGATTTATCTAAGTCTCAAGTTGTTAAGGAAGTATCTCGTATGGTTACTAATGGGGATTATCAATCCGCTAAGAGGTGGATAGTAGAAAACCTACAAGGGCAATCGTGGTACTCTGAATATGAACCCGATGTCAAGAGAAGAGGCCGTAAAGGTGTTACTTGTAGATTCGGACATCCGACACCTAGTAATGAAATAGAATGGGGGTTAAAACAATGAATGACAACCATAAACTTACAGGAATACTTTCTTCTAGAAGTATGAGTAAACAAAATAATGGTGTTAAGGCTGTTGCTAGATATATCATTAAGAAAGGTGAACCTTGTAGTGTCTCTGAATGCTATGCTAATATGACTAACAAAAAAGGGACTCTGTATAGGTCAAGTAAAAGTGCTGTTACTCTAAGGCAATTAGAGTCTAGAATAAATAGACATCCTATTTTCAAGAAGTTTGATACCAAGCCTAAAACATATTCTTGTACCTTAGAACAATATATATCTTACTTTGAAGATGATGACCCGTTCTTCAATTACTATGATACAGATAGTAAAGAAGTAAAGACTAGAAGAAATGAGTACGCAAGGAGGAAGCGAGAAAATGCTGATGAATAGATTCCTCGTAGATAGTTTAGATAGGTTTGCTTTGGAGATGAAAGAAGAGATGACATCCACCGAGATTCTTTTAAGGTTAAAATTAAAGAACGGGAAACCTTTACACAAGAGCAGATACATTCGTGGTGTAGATGCAAGGCGACAGGCTCAATCTTTGACCTACGCTTTGAAGAAGCATCCTTCGTATTACATAAGCACAGAAAGAAAGGATTCCTCTAAGCCCCCCAAATGGAAGGTGACATTGTGAAAAGGGAAATAGAAATTAGAAGAAGATTGTCTAAAGAGAACGATGCTTTCGCCATAGAAGTATTACGTTGGGTTCTTGACGGCGGTTGTGCATTTTGCGAACATACTTTGAGGAAGGATTTTGAAATGGCTTTGAAGAACCAAGATTACGAACCTGCTTATCTTGAAGCGAAGTATGGTTGGGAAGAAGGAAGTGTGATTGAGCATCTTGACAACCATATAGAATACGACCCATTAGAGGCCAAACACGTTGAGGATGCTAGGGTACAATCTATTTCTACTTTAGACGCAGCAGAGGACATTGTAATACGCATACAAGGGTATCTAAACGAACTAGAGGAACAGAAGCAATTACAAGGCGGTGCAATCACATCCGATTTCGTTTCTGACGCTGCTAAGTTGATAGGACAGGCAAACACCTCTTTGAAATTAGTAGGGCAGTTGAAGAAAGAGATAGGGGTAGATTCACAGTTAATGTTAGCACAAGCCCAAACACAACAAGTATCTAGAATATTAGTAGAGACACTAAGGGAACATCCACAATTGTTAGATAGGTTTGAATTACAGATGGCTGCGTTGAAAGCGCCCAGTATTATTGACGCTTCCTTTGAGGTGATTGAGTGAAAAGTTGGAGAAGTAAACCGAACCGTAGATTATATAGAACAGCGATTAAAGAAAATGAGATGGGTAAACTATGCGAAGCCATGTATGATGACGGTCTTGTTGCTATGATTACCGCTAAAGGGATTAGATGGTACATCAACGGTTATTCTATACAAAGCATATCGGTGTATGAAGCATGGGGTCTTAGTAAATCTCAATACGCTAGGCTCAAGGATTTTATCTACGAAACAAATGCCCATCTCTTTGTTAATAAAGGAGATTGAAAAAAGTGGGGGTAATAATTTTTACGAGGGATGCCTCTATTTTCAAAAAAGGAAAACACGTTGTAATGTATAAGCATATAGATTGCGACCTGTCGGATAAAGATACTACATACATCTTACTAGGTTCTTTAACCTCTAAAGAAATAAAAGAGTGGTTGCCTTTGGTTTCGGGGAAATTGGTAGTGGAGACTAATAAGAATATTTCAATCCCTAAAGGATTAGAGGATAATATAATCATTGACAAATCATTGAAAGCAAAGCCGACTAATTATAGGTGGGTAAAGGCACTATTCTCATGGACTGATAGAAGGAGAGTACATAAGTTGATGAAAGGTGTTCCTATACCATTGGCTATGGCATTTGTGAAGCAGAATAACAATGACATAGAATTGTATAGGAGAATAAGTAAGACATACAAACATCTTTCTGATGATTATAGTATTGCTATTCTTACTTACTCGATTAAAGGTGAAAATAAACAAGTGAAATATCCTAAGAAGAATAAGGGTGAAACTACTGTACCTAGTATATTTAGAACAAAGGAGAAACATTGGGAAATGTTAGTGAAGTATGATGTGAATGTGGCTAACCTTATACGCGGTAATGCGTCGGCTAGTTTACCGAAGGGAGTTAAGAAACGGAGGCAGAAGGTAACTAAATGGCTATGATAAGTTTATTGTTGGAAATTATTGTAGACCTAACTTTGCTTATTGGATTCTTTTTAGTTGTGTGCGGCCCTATCATGTTTTACTATGCCTACAATATATCAATACCATTTGTTGTAGACGGTAGAGCGCCGGAGAATCAATCCTTTGCAGAAGCCTCAATGTATCTCTCTATGGAGAACGATTGATATAGTTAAACTATCGTGGATATATTTATATGAGTGCTAACAATCGTCGCATCCGACGAGTGATAGTAGAATTGTTGTGGAATTACGGTGCTATGACTAAGGAAGCCGTAGCCGATTTACTCTCTAAGGAGAAGAACGTAAGGGCAATACCTTCACAACATTCTCTCTCAGCATTACTCAGTAAGAATAGCCAAATCGTATCTGTTGGTTCTGAGAAAGTTGAGAATGCTGTTGGTGCTTCGGCCAGTCATTTAGTTTATGACATAGACAGGAATCTAATAAGGGTTAAAGAAGATATAATGTATACTAGAAGTCCTACCGTTATGACCCCATCGGAAAGAGCAAGGGCAAGTAAGTGTTCTTGTGGCAAAATAAGAATAATGCCGGAAAACAGCGATATATGTCTACATTGTATCAGAAAGCCCAAAAACCCATGAGCATCTAATCGAAAGGTTTATTAACCTAATGCAACCATGTATATTTAAGAGAAAGGTGATACACATGACTAGAGCGAAAACACAGATACAAGTAGAATACGAGGCATTGTTATTTATTATGGATAATGTAGATTTCACAGAGTTGGAAAATAGATTAGTCCCTAATAATGACAAGGTAGCACAGACGAGATATGAGAACGGAATACTCAATGTGAGAACATTGATTAACAACATGGCACAGCGTAGAACACACAGGCTGCCTAGCGACCATGTAGACTTTACAGAGGTGAAACAATGAACATATTTATTTTAGACGCGAATCCAATACTAGCAGCCAAGATGTATTGCGACAAGCATACACCTAAGATGGTTGTAGAATTATTACAACAACTAGGTAGTGCAGTCATACGACACGGTGCTACACCTGAGCAGATGCCGCTTACTAAAAAACAAACGCCACTACGCGGTGGCTACCACAACCACCCTGCGACCCGTTGGGTAGGTGAGTCACGCACTAACTACATATGGGCTTGTCATCATGCAGCCATGTTATGTGACGAGTACACTAAGCGTTTCGGCAAGGTTCACTTTTGCGAAGCAGGTATAGAGCATCTATACACTATGTCCCACATGATACCCGAAGGCGACCTTACACCGTTTGCACTATGTATGCCCGATGAGTTCAGACCGGAGAATGTAGATGACGACGAGATTATTTATCATGCCACAGCCGAGACAGCAGTTCAAGCATATCGTGACTACTATCACAGTAAGACGTTTGCGGCATGGAACAAGGGTCGAGATGCACCCGACTGGTGGAGGGGTATACAATGAAGGTTAAAACAAAGTTAGATACATGGAGAGAGTTACCTGCTATCAAAGAGTATAGTGAGAAACATGGTTCTTTTACCGTTCAAGATATTTATCAATATCTTTTATCCCGAAACAAAAGGTTGGGTAGTAGAAACTCTATTGCTAATAAGTTGAGAAGGTCTAGACACATAACTAGATTAGGGGTGGTAACACAAACCAATCATGGATTATCCACATCTACCCAAGCACAGCACACTTTGTATATCTATAAGGGGGTAGAAGAATGACACCTAGAAATTATACACCTAGTATTATACACATTACCTTTGATGGTGAAAATAGATTATGCCGAGGTAAGATACCCGTCACTACATGGGGGGAACATAGCATGAATAGTAGAGTGGCCGGAAACTTGCCAGTATGTGAGTTATGTAAGATAGTATATGAAAACGAGTTTGGGAGACAATACGTTAAAGGTAAAACTATTGCTAGAAGAAGAACAAGTTCAGCGAATGTTATTAGAACACTTAACTGGTATCATAATCAATGTCATACGAAACCGACCAATGGGAGAGGATGCTGAATATGCTAAATGATTCGTTTGTTAAAAGTAATAAACATCCGTCTGTTACGGACACAATACTTACTTCTGAGATAGAAGAAGATGTTTCACACGTTAGGCATTGTTTGAATGCTGCCACCAATCCGTATTACGGTGGTGGTGATGCCGACCTAGATTCACTAGCAGCATCTATTGATGGGTGGGATGAATCTTTTATTAACGGCATGATGTTAGGTGTGGCTATGGCTTTAGATACTGATAGGAAAGTGAGAGGATTGGGTAGGGACACGCAAACTCATATTGAATTATCTAAAGTATATCACGGATTAAAGCAAGTTATATTAGAAAGGAGAATCGGGGGCGGTTTAGATGTGGGAAGAAAATAATAAAGATGTACTTTGGACTGAAAAGTATAGACCGTCTTTTGATAACATAATCGGACAGAATGAGATAGTCGCTAAGTTTGAAGAAACTTTCGTCGGTAATCATATATTTTATAGTAAAGGTGCAGGTACAGGTAAGACATCTCTAGCCTATGCACTAGCCGAGAAGTACAATTCTCAATTATATATCTTTAACGCTAGTAGTAAAAGGACTAGAGGTATTGACTTCATCGAAGAAGAAATAATTCCTCTTTGTGGTAATGGTTATTACAACAAGATAATCTTACTAGATGAAGCAGACCAATTGACCCCTGCGGCTCAATCAGCCTTGAAAGGAGTTATGGAAGGCGCACACGCTAAGTTTATTTTAACCTGTAATGATTTGTCTAAAATCACAGCATGGATTCAGTCTAGGTGTACTGTTCATTATTTCCACGATATACCGAAGGAACTTGTGTATGCTAAATTACTTAACATAGCAGCACACGAAGGCACGAATAGGATAGGAAACACTAAGATACATCTTATTGCTACTGCACACGAAGGTGATATGCGGGCAGCCATAAACGCACTACAAGTTTATGCGAACATAGCAGATGACAAGGAGGCAGAACAATTCCTTTTGTCCTTAAAGGATGATGGGCTGAACTGCGAACCTATTTTGAAGTTATGTTTTGTCGAGAAGGATTACGAGGCTGCTTTGAAAATGATAGGTGAATCGGATAATCTTTTAGAAGTTAGAACAAAGGTAAAAGAAATATTTAATTATGCTGTCAATTCCTCCGCTAAACCAACTTCTAAGTTGAAGGTCATTGATGCGGCAGTCACAGCAGAAAGGGATTTACTGCTAGGTGTAGACCCAAGAATTACTCTCCATAATTTCGTGAGGTTGTGTATATGAGTACCTTTATTAGCCTAAAGAAATACGGAGAGTGTACCGACGAGGTGATTATATATGGATAACAGTATGATAGAAAATATAGCGAAAAAAGTAAATGTAAGTGCAGACATTATGAGGCAGAAGGCGCAAGCAATTCTAGCCGAACAAGGTGGTGCATGGAAGAATGCAGGTAAGTCAGATGATGACTGTAATGTATTAGCATTAAGAGTTGCAGCACGACAACTAACAACCGAACAAGCGGCATTGAGTCGTTCCGGTGCAGTAACATACGAAGGTATGTTTGTATCTGTCCCTAGAAGTAAAGAATGGGGTAAAATCTTATACAACAAAATGGCTAACCAACTGCGTGTTGCTAGTGAAGATGTTAGACAAAACTTTGTAGATAATGGAAGCGTTGTTTTATTCGAGGACAACCACGACGGTTCTTTTACCCGTCATTCTAAAGAAGAATACTTTGGTAATGAAACTGCGGAAGTAAGTGAACTTCCTAGACACACACAGAAACTAGATGAGAACACACACTTTTATGTTGTGTGGGATAAGAATAACAAGACTTTCCCATCCGGTGATACTAACTTCAAATATGGTCGTGCTAGACCTCAAGATGAGAGAGAAAGAACAATGCTATTCTTAGGTAGGCCAACAGGAGATAATTCAGACCTTAAAGTAATAACAGTAAAGGCTACACAAGCAGCAGCAGATGTTCAATACCCGACATTCGTACCTTGTACTTTCGCTATGCGACCTAATGCAAGTGGTACTGTTGCTTATGTGAAACCTAAAGTTTCTGTATTCAATGCTAGTCAATCTGTCGCATCTATCTTTGATGCCGCACCAGTAGAATACGATGGTAAATTAATTACGGGCGGTGTTGCACAAATGGTATTTGGTTTGGAAAATACTATTACTGGACTAGACCAACTAGGTTCTTACTACGATACTTTCAACGGTAAAGATGGTTGGTGGGATAGAAGTCTTATTGTTGTCGGTGAAGTAATTCACATTGACCCTAGGGACAATGGCGGATATGTACTAATGGTTTCCGATGTAGATATTATGTCATCAGCAGAAGGTGTTGAGATATACGTTCCCTCTGAACAAGATGATAAAGTTGACTTCGCTGTCGGTACTAAAGTTCTGATGGTCGGACAGGCATGGAGAACCAAAGAAGGGGATGATAGAATGTCCGTAAACGGTTGGTATGCCTTTGACACAATCGCACCAGTAAACGTAGAAGATGACGCAGGGTGGGATGAGTGAAGGCCACCGGAGAATATGTCTTGATAGAACTTGTATCTAAAGAGACATCTTCTTTTGTCGTTAAAGATAATTTCTCTATAGTGTCTGTAGGTGAGGGTGTTCCTCTTCCCTCCCTACAGCCTATGGGTTGCATTCTTTGTGACGATAGTAAGATAATGAAGGTCGGTAAGTATCTCTTTATACATTATAGTAATATTTTAGGAGTTGAAACAGATGAGTGAAATTAGACGTGGTAATGAGTTGAGAGATTCTTTGATAGAAGGAATTAATTTAGTGACTGATGTAGTTAGACCTACATTGGGTGCAGGTGCAAGCACAGTTCTCTTGGAGAGAGAGAATGACTTTCCGTTAGCATTGAACGATGGTGTGTCTATTGCTAAGTCAGTAAGTCATTCCGACCCATTTGTTAATATGGGGGTTAATCTAATACAGCAAGTTTCTAGTGAAGCACAGGCTAAGTCCGGTGACGGTACAACTACTGCTACTATCCTAGCACAGAAGATGTGTCAAGCGGCTATTACTTACTATGACTTCTTAGATAAGTTAAATCCTAGTATGTTAAAGATAGTAGATAATATGGAAGCATCCGTTGAATCCATGATAGAAGGTCTTACTACAATAGCAAGACCTTTAGCCACTAAAGAAGATTTGTTTAATGTGGCTTATGTAGCAGGTAACAATGATTCCGAGATAGGTGAAATACTTTCAAAGGCATTCGATGTGAGCAACAAGTTTTCTACGGTTACTTTACAACCTAGTAAGAATACTTCTACGACAATAGAAACTCAGAATGGTTTTGAGATACCTTCCGGTTACATATCACATTACTTTGCCCCCGAAGGCAAACTAGATATGAAGGATGCGTATGTTGTTTTAACGACAGAAGTAATTGATGATTTCTCTAATATGATACCTGCTCTCGAATTGGCTAAGGGTGACAATAAACCTATCTTATTCATTTGTAGGAATGTTAGTGGTAATGCGTTGCCTAATCTCTTAGTCAATGTGGCTAACAAGGCTATTGATGCTTGTATTGTTAAAGTACCTGCGTGGGGAGAAGAAGCGGAAGCATGGTTAGACGATATAGGATGTATAACAGGGGCTAAAGTATTCAAGCAGGGTGCGGGAGATACAATTACTGAACTTGTGAAAGAGGACTTGGGTGATACAGTTAATATAACGGTGAAAGAAACTTCTACTGTCATATCGCAGAATCTTGATACGGACACTAAAGTGAAAAGGTTCGTACAGGATAAGGATGAATATATCTTATCAATAGGTGAAGGTATCGAAGAATTAAATGATTGGGATGCTGAGAAATTAAACAATAGAATCGCTAGATTACAGGGTAAAGTATCTATCGTACACGTTGGTGGTAATAGTGAGTTGGAAATACGCGAACGTCTTGAGAGATTTGACGATGCTATCAATGCTACTAAGGCTGCCTTACAGTCCGGTGTGGTTTATGGTGGCGGTCTAGCATACTTACAAGTATTGTACTCGGATGCCGGATGGAAAAACTCTATTGATGATATAATACAAGAAGCCTGTTGGGAAATACCTATTGTTATTAGATACAATAGTGATAGACAAGTGATTGAACGTACAGAATTATATGATAATTTTATGAATGGTGATTGGTATGACGCTAAACTTAAGAAATTAGTGCCTGTACCTTACGAGTATAATATCTTAGACCCACTAGACGTAGTAATCTCTTCTTTGCGTAGTGCTATGAGTATCAGTAGATTAGTTTTGACAACGGAGGTCGCTGTAGCATTACCTACTGAGTAGGTTTATATGCTTAATGAAGTGAGGTATGTTTATGTCGGCTTGGGGAACTAATCAAACAAATGCAGTACAAACGAATGCACCGAAGGTAACTTACGGTGAGGAATACTTTAGGGAGAGGTTTAAGAATAACCTCGCTCAATCAGTAGATATTAGAATGGCTCTTGTAGCAAGAGAGAATTGTGGTAAAACGGGTCTTGCACTATCTATGCTTGATGACGAAATCAAAGCGGGTAAGAAAGTAGCAATCTTCGATGTGGATAATTCAGCGAAGTCAACGGTAGATTATATCTATCCTAACGCTGAAAATATTATGGTAATACCACTACATGACGAGACTGATGACTCTATCTTTAATGAGGACAACTCGGTCAACCATAAATCTCTTTTAGATAAAACATCATGGTTTGTTAATATCTTGGCTGATGAGATAGCAGCATCTCCCGATGATTGGGGCGGTGTTATCTTTGACGGTGGTTCTACATTCCTTAAATGGTGTGAACACGCTATGCGTACTTCATTACTAGATAGAGGTATTATAGAAACAGAAGATGGTACATTCAATCAGAAAGAATGGAGAGAGAGAAACAGACTTAATCGTGGTGTTTTGAATAGACTACATAGTTTACCTGTAAACAAGGTATTCTTTACTTTCCACTTGAAAGATATTAAAGAGTTCATGGATGATGGTACAGGTAAGAAAGTTATGATGTCTGTAGGTGAAGTACCGGAATGGGAGAAAGGTACTATGAGACTTTTCAGTCAGCAGATATTCTTAGCGAGATACATGAAGAAAGCAGATTTGGCTACTGGTGTTAAAGGTGACAAGAAACTTGCCGAGGGCGAGTGGGTTATCAAGGCAACCATAGAAGAAATGAAAGGTAAGAACATGGAACATCTAGGTTCTACACATACTATTCTAAGCGTTAAAGATAACAAAGTTACTTGGACTGGTTTACCTGTATTGAAGTGGTGAGTACATGAGTAACCGCATAACTAACAACTACTTCCTAGTAGATACTGGGGCGTTGGAGATTCTTCTTAAGAAAACACAACGGCCTCATTATATCGGTGGTAGTAAGTCTAATCAAGTTACGTCTTGTGTGTTGGTTTGTATTAGTGGTAGGATGCGAACTACTTCCATCGTTAAAGATGGTGTTACTTCTGTATCTCATTTTAGTATACCTTTGTTAGAGAACGGTGAATCTTACGTTAGTGATAAAACATACGACGGTAACATATATGTGTCAGACATTGATACTTTACTCGGTGTTCTAAAATATCATGGTGGGAAACTAAACATACATCAGAGTCCTTCTAGTAATAAAGTTCGCCTAGTAAGTAACAACAAGACAACTACTTTAGACGCTAACCCAAATGCCAAGGCGTTTGCCAACAGTAATGAGACTTTAGAAAGTTGGTTGAATAAATCATTGGGGTTGATGGGTAAAATAAATCAGACTTCTAATTTCAATGAGCCAGTAACCTATACGGCAGCCAATGAAAAGGTCTTTGAGCCTTGTGTAGATATGCACTTTGAGGCTATTGATTTGTACGAGGCACTTAGGACTGATAACATGAACGGTCAGAAACTAAACCGCTATACTGTTGAATTGCATGACAAGGGATTGTATTTTACTACTGGTGCTTACAATAAAGGCAAGAATCTTACACAGGTAAATGCTAGTGAACGTGGTAGTAGTCAGTACCTTCCCGACCCAGTAACATTTTCCGGTGGGTTAGAACAAACTCTAGCACATATAAACGGTACAGTCAGATTATCTATATTTGACTTTAGTATGTACGAACAAGGACATAGGCTATTACTCTCTTTCGGAGAAGGTACAGACGACTTTCTCTTACAGGCGAGTGTAACGAGGTGATTATATTGTATAAGAAAACACATGAAGTAAAATTGAATGAACAACAAGTGAACGAACTGATGAGTAAAATGGGATGGGTAGAAAGAGTGGATGGATTTGCCGCAGGGGAAATAGATACTCTTTTCAGCGTTAAAATAACCATACAGGAATGCCCGACTCAAGCACATTATAGAAACCGTGAATGGATGGTAGAAAATTACTGTAACCAATACCGTTCTTGTGCTGAGATAGGAGAGCAGTTTGGTGTGTCTGCGGTAGCGATACATCAATGGTTAGCCAAACATAGTATCACACCTAGAAGCAGGGGATTCAAGAAAGAATACCTAAAAGCAGGTAAAGTGTTTTTAGACCGACATGGTGAGAACCTTGATAGTAGATAAATTAAGGGGTAAAACAGTTAGTATTAGATACCGTGACCCAAAGACGAAAGAAAGGCAAAGTATTAGTCATAGTAACTATTACCCTTACTTTTTCGTTGCTGATGAATCAGCAGAATATATAGAAAGTGTAGGTAAGGAAACTGGTTACAAGGGTGTCTACGGTGAATCTCTTACTAAGATAGTTTGTAGTGACCCATACACTATGCGAGAGACTGCGTATAATCAAGGAGATTATACTTGGGAAGCAAATGTGTCCCATGCTAATCGTGTTATGGTAGATAGATTACAAGAACATGGCGCTATCCCTAATTATGAACACCGCACATGGTTCTTAGATTGTGAATGGTCGCCTTCCACTAGTAGAATGCGGGTTATAGTAGTTTACGACAACTATACCGATAAAGAGTTTGTATGGTTTGTAGAACCATCTCTAAAGGAAAAGACATCATTCAGTAAATACGGTGAGTTTGAATATGAAACGCCCGCATTAGGATTTCCCGATGAGAAGAGTATGTTAATACATTTTATTAGACACATGGATAAACATGACCCCGATATATTAACTGGTTGGTATGTTACTGGTGCAGATATTAAGACTATATTTGAGAGGTGTAGAGTTAATGGTATAGAACCTAGAGGTATGTCTCCGATGCGTTCTATACGATATGAGTTTGGTGATTGGGAACAGCCCATAGTTGGTAGAATGTGTATTGATTTAATGATTGCATTCAGTAAGATATGGGAATTGAAGAATGGTAAGTTACCTGCGTACAGTCTTAGTGAAGTATCTAAGGAAGTATTAGGTGAGGATAAAGTAGAGTTGCCCGACGGTCACGATACATATTATTCCGACCTTCCCCTATACATACATTATTGTAGACAAGACGTAAGACTACTGCCTAGATTAGACGCTACAGTAAATGCGTTGGGTTATTACACCGCATTACAACACCTAGTTCAATGCGAGATTCGTAGTACGCCACACATCACTCAAATGTTTTCTGTTTTAGCGTTGAAAGATACTGAGTTTAAGGGTAGGATTCCTACAAGGCCAAAGTTTGCTAAGAAGGATTACGAAGGTGCTAATGTTATGCAGCCTGTTGCGGGTGTGTATGACAACATAGGAATACTTGATGTTAAGGCCATGTATCATAGTAATGTAAGTAAGTATGGTATATCGTGGGACACGCTTGACCCTAACGGTTCTGATTGTGGAAACGGTAGTAAGTTTAACCTTGAAAGTAAAGGATTGTTATGTAGACAAATGGATAATATGACTAGTATGAGAAATGAATATAAGATGAGAATTATAATGTCTGATAGTGAAGATGAGAAGAATAAATGGGACACTATGCAGTTTGCTTGTAAGTCCCTAGTAGCATCTATGTACGGTGTAGCAGGTGACGCTAAGTACGGATTGTATCATCCCGAAGTAGCAGCAGCAATAACCTATACTAGTAGAAACACTTTACAAGAATTGAAGGATGAAGCGGATAAATTAGGGATGAAAACAATTTACGGTCACACGGATTCTATCTTTTGTGAAATCAAGACACCGGAACAGGGTGTTGAAGCATTGAAAATAATTAACAAGAATATGAAACCGATAGAAACTGAGTTCGAGAAATGGTGTCCTAAAATAATTATTGCTGCTAAGAATAGATACGCAGGTCTTGTATCTTGGACTGACGGTAAGTACCACGAACCTAAGTCATACTTCAAAGGCATCGAATTAAAACAGAGTCGTATGCCTCCTATAATGAAAGAAAGTATGACAGATGTTATACAAGGAATATTAAATGGTAAATCAGAATCCGATGTTACCCTTGAACTATCTAGTTTAATCTCTAAAGTAGTATCAAAGGATATTGACCCATTGGATATATGTATGAAGGGTAGGTTGAAACAAGACCTTAGTAAATACAAAGTCCTGTCGGGTTCATCAGCAGGTGCGGCTTGGGCTAACGAATACTTAGGTAAGAATTACCGTAAGGATTCTTACTTCTTATCTACTATAACTCCTAAAGGAAAGTATATAGCGTTTGACGAACCTAATGAAATAGAAGGTGTTAGTGAAATAGGCTACAAAGTATTGGCTGAGAGATTTATAGTGAATAAGGCTAAACCTTATTATGAATTAGCGGGTTGGTCGATGCAACCATTGATTAACTCACTAGAAGGTATAGCAGGGATAGAGTGGCTATAACATAGGTTTATATGCTTAATGAAGTAAGGTAATAATATGCGAAAAGGCGGCGGTAATATGAAGGATAATGAGATGAAGGAAATGGTAGAAAAGCACGAACAGGGTCTACAAGAAATTGGTGGATTCCTAACAAGTTTTAGTTCGACGGTTATGTCTGATTTGAATAAACTAAATATGTTAGTTTTAGCATTGATGAAGAAGGATAACTTAATTGAAGAATATGAATGTAAGTGTGGCTTTACTACTTTAATCCCTAAACTAGAACACGTTGAACTAGATACTACCTGTCCTCAATGCGGTGCTGAATATGACTTTGGTGATTCTAACCAAACTAAAGTACAGGATTGGGATAATGGCATAACACAGGAGGAAGAATAAATATTACAAAGTTGGCGAGGCTACATAAACAGGTGGTAGCCCAAAACCATAACCGATATGCACAGAAAGGGATAAAGAAACAGGTACGATAATAAAACCGTTGAAGGGTCGGAGAGAGATTAGATTGCAGCGCCCAAACCATTCTGATAAACAATAGAGCATTAATAAGTTGGATAAGCCAATAATATTTATTAAACATATAGGAGATGAAATAACATGGATAAGATATTAGTTACAGGGTCACTTCAAGTTTTGGAAGCAGCCATACAGATGTATGGTGCTGATAGAGTTTGGTGGCAAACGTCATCCGTAAATGAAAGAGTAGGAATTAGAGCAGGTATGTTAAGGGGCAATTTACTTGCATTAGAAAGTGAGATAGACGAATCAGAATATCTCGCTGTACTGTCTGAATTACCGGACTGGGAAGCCCCACAAGAGGGTGCTTCCGATGAAGAAGAGTAGTTCATCTTACAACCCTTCTGACGAAGGATATTTGAGGGTAAGTAAATCATCCTTAATCACATACATGAAATGTCCTAGACAGTTCTATTGGAACTACGTTAGTGGTGTACCTAGACCTCCACCTTCTGAGGAAATGATTAGAGGTACTGCTATACACTCTGTACTGGAAGCAGGGCTTTTACAAGGTGAAGAGGCTATGAATATTACCTCCCAAGAACTGAACGTAGAGTCCGACCCTGCGGTCATCAGAATGGCTGATTTGGTTCATCAAATAGCGGCTCATATGGAAGGTTTAGATTTGGTTGAGGCCGAGGCTAAACATGAAGTACATGAAAACTATCAAGGTTATGATGTAATATGGGTAGGTATGATTGACGGTGTTATTCGTAACCCCGATGACACACTTACTATTGTTGAATTGAAAACGGGTACTGCTAACATAGGTAAAATAAATCGCACCCGAAAGGAAATGGTTTACTACCTTCGACTGTTAGGTCTTATGGATTATGCAGAAGTAACTCATTTTTTATATATTCTTCCCGATTATGAGAAAGATGAAAACGCATGGGAATGTAAATTATTGGCAGAGGGGGAGAAGAGAAATAAAGTTGTCTTTGAAGGAAAGTACGGTGGCTACGCTCTTTTGGAACAAGTTTCTACTAGGTCAATTAAGGCATTCGACAAATCATTAAGTAACACTATTGAATCACTAGTAGCCCAACAATGGCCTATGAAATGGAACGACTATTTCTGCCCTATTTGGTGCGACTTTAATCTTAATTGTGAGGCTGAATTGACGGGATATACGGAGAGTACAATATGAGTTTTAGTAATGATGAATGTAATAATTGTGGTAATACAGATTGGATAAATATGGAAGAGATGGCTAGAGTAACAGGACAGGTAGGTGGGGTGTATGAAGTTATACAAGTTCTTACCTGTAGATGTGGACACCAACAAAAGGCGTGATAATATGACTATGTTATTATTTCCTAGAGAGATTGGCTTGAAGCGTAGACTTTGCCGTTCACAACAGGAATATGATAACTACATAAATAAAATCAACGGTAAAGCATCTTGTTATACTTCTCTTTATAATTTTGAGAGGTTAGACCCTGTTAGGTCATGGAAACCGGATTTAGAATCTGTCATAATAGATAGGGCATGGTGGGATTTTGATATGCTAGAAGGCGGTAGTTTGAATGATGTAAAGTTAGATGTTGTTAAGTTATTAAATAGATTAGAAGGTGATGTAAGATTAGTTTTTACAGGTAGGGGTTTTCATATACATCAGTTCTTTGAAAAGAAAGTGTTCGGTACTTCTATGGTTAAACACATTGATAGATACCAAAGAAAGATGAGTAAAGGACTAAACACATTAGATGGCGTAGGTCATCCTCAGAAACTAACTAGAGTGCCGGACACATACAATATAACTAGAGGTAAGTGGGCTGTTAATGTGGATAAGGAAGCATTCATGGCTGACCCATTGGGATATGTAATACCTATAAGACCCGACCCCACTCTAAGTAAGAATGACCCCTTCGTGGGCGATACACCTAACTCTTCCTTTAGTATAGTAAAATGGGTAGCGAATAATCCTATACAATTGACGGTGCATAATAATTTGGTTTTCGATGGCGAGATAGGAACTATGAAACAGATACCTATACCACCTTGTTTGGATAGTGCTACTAAAGTAGAGAATCCTAGACACGAAGTTAGACTGGCATTAGTACAACACCTTGCCGAAAACCTTAGATGGTTTGCACCAGTAGAAACTGTTTCACCTAGTGATAAGAAAGTAATGGTAGAATCAATAGTTGATTATCTTGAAACATTGAATTGGAGAGACTTTAATAGAAACACAAGTAAGTTTCACGTTGAAAGTATTATCAACTACGACAATGCACCTTCCTGTGCTTGGATTAAAGCAAGGGGTTTGTGTGTAGGCTCTTGTTGGAGAGATGACGGTAGTACATGAGTGAAATAGAGAAAAGTCAACTTGAGAGTTACAGTAGTAGAATGCTCAAACCACCTTTTTTATGTACTGTTTGTTTGAAACGACCTGCTTGTATCACCACAATTAATTGGAGAAGTTGTATAGAATGTTTTCGAGATAATGGAACGGCTTAAATACAATATCCCAATAGTATTTTTTGTGCTTCTAGTTGACGATAGGGAAAATGATAAAATAAAGGCTAAACTATTGATGCGTTTAGGTGATGCCGATTTGGGTAAAGACGGCAACATGAAAATTAGGAGATTACCTACTGGCGACTACGCTATGGGTACATGGGGTATAGAAGCAAAGGAAATCAATGACCTGTATAGAAGTATAATAGGTATGGGTAGAAACCGTACTATCTTAGACCAACTTCGTGATTTACAAGATGACTTTGAGAATCCTATCTTAGTTGTATATGGAACTAAATACAAACCGTATGTCGTAGGTAAAGGGACACCTAACTCTAAGTCTATGGCTATCGAACTGGCTAGAATGAAGAAGGTTAATCAGACATTCAAGATGCAATTCTACCAAAGGTTTCCTAAAATTAAATATATGGAACTGTTAAGTATGGATGACTTCTGTGATTGGTTAGTAACTAATCACACTCAGATGTCAATACAGGGTGCGGTAACAAGAGATAAATTACCCGCTAAAGAAAAAAAGATACACGATATGAAAAAGTTAGACAATAGAATCAAGGCTCTTTCTAGTATAGAAGGTGTATCAGTAGAAGCGGCTGCGAAACTACTTGATAAGTTTGGCTCTATACCTAAGATACTTAATTCTAAGACTACTCAGAAAAGTCTTATGGAAGTACAAGGTATAGGTAGAGGTCGTGCTAAAGATATTTTAGCCCTTAGAGATAAATACTCTAGTTAGTAAAAGTAGATGAACCGCTATCAGAAAAGAAGGATGCCTTTCTATAACTTACTCTAAGTTCGTTTAGATTGATTGACAAGTCATTTGCATTGTCGCTACCTTGACCTGCATTTCTTGAGATTGTTACTAATACAGTATTACCTACTGTAGAAACACCTCGTAATATACTTTTAGGAATTAAATCTACAGTAAACTCTGTATTAGTTCCTATGGATATAGTGTTTTCAATAACATCCCCTGTTTCTACACATTCTGCCCTTATCGCTAATGTTCCTGTTTTGGATGTCGAAGAAGATGTACTGTTCATAGTTACTTTACCGCTTATATTAATTTCATCACTCATAACATCTTCGGGCATAGTGATAAAGAAGGAAGTAGTAGTGTTAGGTTCTGCGGTATCTTCGGGATGACCTGCACCACCAAACGACATACCCTTGTTTGTTACCGTTAGAGAGCCGCTAGTGGGAGAGATTGTTGTAGATAGCCCTTCTATGCTTCGCATCGAAGAAGGCCGTACAGATGGCTTAGATTGCCCTAATATAGAAAAGTCGTTTTGGTGACTAAACTTACTATCTGATAAATTGGCTCTATCTTTCAATTCAGAATACAGTTGAGTGTTCAATTGATTTATACTTATAGTGCTGTCAAAGGTTTGACCTCCGCCGCCCTGTGCTTCTGTTGCTTGATTTCCTTGTTGAGTTCCACCACTAGGGTTACTAGCATTCAAATCAAGTTCTGAACCTAGAACACCAAGAATAGGGGAAAATGTTCCTCCCGTTACTGGACTGCTGTTTCCTTCGTCCCCGTTACCACCTGTTACTATTGGTGTAGGTCTTATAGAATCTACACCCGACATTAAATATGGTATTATACCCGCAGCAGAAAGTGACTCATCTCTTTCTAATCTCAGTTCTACTTCTTCCAAACCCTCTGCTGTAACTTTCCAGTCTACTTTTTGTATAGTCATTACTTCGTCTGTCAAACCAAGACCCTTATCAGTATATGTAACATATGTAGCAGGTACATAAACCACATCATCTGTAATTAGTAATCTAGGGGCATACCAAGCAGTTCTTGTGGAAGCATATCCTTGAAACTCATTATAATTTCTCATACCTAGTGGGAATATACTAGAACCGTTTCCTGTTACTATGGTTGCGTCGCCACTAAATCCATTAGCGTTTTTTAGAATATTTACAGAAGTAGTGTCGCCACATCTATGTCTCAACAACGCTCTACAATATTCCGCATTGAAACTAACAACTATTTTAGATGCTGAACTATTCCAATATGAAGTAGGCGCTGATATTTCATGGAATCCACTACCCTTCATATCAACATAGGTGAAATAAGTACTACTAGTAATACCTGCGTTTATAGATAAAGAAGGTGCGCGACCTTCTCCTTCTTGACTCAAACTATATGGGTAATCCAATAAATGTAATCTAAATATCGCATCGTCAATAGTAGTTCCACCCTGTATAGAAATTGCTACCCTCAAATGCTCTGAGGTAGTAGCACTTACTTTTGGCATATGTTTAGGTATATGAACTACTTGGACAGCATGGCTTAGACTATTAGCCCCGTACCAATAGTAGTTTATTGAATAAGGTATATCATTAGAAGCCGCAGCATTGTGATACATACTTCTACCACTACGATTATATATGTCATCGGGGGTAGTATTATCTATTGATTTTTGATTTATATTACCGTCTAAAGCATTTACCATACCGCCGAATAATACACCACCTGTACCTATCCTAGACCACGAATAAGCGTCTGCTTGGGATAAATCATTATGGCCCTGTATAACTCTCTGTGGGTCTGATATGTAACCGAACCTACCACCATCTAACATAACATCTGCTATTGGTGTTGAAACACCTGCTACTGTTTCGGTTGCTCTCATTGGCGAAGCCTTAATACTTAGTCTAGTATTTTTTTGAGAGTTGTATTCTTTCTGTGCTAAACTTAAAGCCTCTCTATTTGAGATTACAGTTGGGTGTTCTACTATTTTCCATCTAGTAGTGTCTGTTAAGTTTGGCTTTGGATAATCTACGAAAGATTTACCATTTTTATAGTAAACTCTTACGTTCTCTACCTTACCTGCTATGTTACCATCTAAGTCGCTCATGGATAAATTGTTCCTTGTAAATAAATAACCACTATTATACTTTGGCCTGTAATCTAATCTACCATCTCTACCTTGTAAGTAAGAGAAGGTTGTAGTTATATTATTGTCTACGCCTTGAGAACTATGTTTCTGAACTCCCGATATTATCTTTAACAAATCTTTACCTCTTGTATCGAAAGAGCCACCGTAAGAATCAATATTTACTGTACCTCCGTCAGTTGACATATTTTCTGTTATAGGTATATTGTTTATATCAAAAGTAGTAGATAATCTTGTTTTGGGCATCCAAGTTTTCATAGTTGCTGCACACCACAAAGCCCTAAACTTATCGTGGTCGTAGTAAGTATTACTAGTCCTACTACTAAAATAACCATCTATATACATCATTATATCCATAAGGTGAATAGGGGCTAAAGTATTGTATACAGATACATTATCATAATTTTTCACTCCCCTTTCCGCTACAGTAACAGTACCGTCATTATAGTAATTAGTTTCATTTATTCTAAACGGTGTTCTGATAACAGTATTAGCAGAATAAGATTCACTTGCTGTAAGATTGTTAAATGTAGGAGAAGAAAATCTATAGAAATCATTCATAGCCTTTCTAATTTCATCGGGCGAACTATCAGCACTAATAGAAATACTACTTGCACTAGTAGTAAGAACACCAGTCAATTGAACAGGTATTACATAAGTATGTACTCCTAAACTTAACCACCTATTACTAGCATCCCAAGATGTTAAAGTCTTTCTCCTAGTTCTACCTGTGAAGGTAACACCAGTTAGACTCTCTGTTAAATCCCTATTGAAAAAGGTTAATTCTACTTTTATTTTAGTATTACTAACAACTTCTTTTATTCTATATCTAGGTCTTGTATTATATTCAGAACCACCGTAAGGGGAGGCTACGGGCGTTTCACAAGGTAGAGTTGCATTAATGATATACATACCCGCCCTTATACCCCAGTCTATGAATGTAGCGGAAGAATCCGTCAATTCCCAATACCCCGCATCTGTAGCAGTAAAGGCTTGTGAAACAGTTACCGTTCCTGTTCTTTTTGTACTATTTCTATCATTCCAACCAAAATAATTTTCTGTTTTTGTTTGTTTATTACTACCGTCATCTTTGAGAGCAACGATTCTACCATAACCGCTAAAGTCAAAGTTGTCAACACTATCTAATAATAAATAAAAATCACCCTGTTCTATATTGTTAGACATAAACACGCCGTCATTTCTTATTTTATTACTATTAGGATGATTGAGATAAGTAGTTCCTGTATTAGAACTAGTTGCTATAGCCTCCGACCAATAGTTATCTATTATTACAGGGAATCCCCTTACTGTTGCTGTGTAATCTCCTAAAGTAGTTTTACCACCTGCTGCCTGTCCTACCTTACCGTTGTTAGCACTTGAGTTTATATTGAAAAACTTTGAAGCATCTATAACTAAGAAAGACCCTCCTTTGTCATGCCAGTTTTTGTAATTTGTGTTAGACAGTATAGATGTACCTTTTGTTTTAGCACCTAGAATACCCCCTGTTTTACCTGTGTCAGAACCAAGTGAAGTTTTATCTATTATAATTCTTGTAGTTGAAGGGACATTAAGTACAGTATAATAACCGTCATATAAATTACTATTATAAATATATATATTATCCGAAGTTGATAGGGAATGTGTAGATGTATATGTAACTTCTACTTTACCATCGTAAGTCCCACCACTAACTGCGGCTAAACCACTTATACCTAAAGCATTATCATAATCTATAGGATAGGAAAATTGTATACCTGTTGATGGGTCTACTGTAGAATCTACGTTCCATATATCTATATCTTCTCCTATCTTTAGAGATGAAAACAAATCCTTTTGACCTTGATTATTTATTTGGTCTTTGAAAAATAAACTTACTTCATAGTTACTAGATAGCGGATATTCTAAACCAAAGTCTACCTTTCTAGTTCCCGCATCAGCATCCCCTCTCCCGTTGTTTCTCATATCCGACCAAAGCAACCAAATATGTTTGTAATCGTTTTTGATTACAGGGAATTGTAGGGTAGCGCCTACACCATATGAATTACTGATAAATTGACAGCCTACTAAATAATGATTACTCCCTACTGTTGTAACACCCTTGAAAATAAATAAATCGTCAGCGCCTAATTGGGCTATGCCGTTAGATACATTAGCATTGTCTAACGCCGTTTTAGTTGTAGAAGATATTTGAACATAAGTATCATTAGAAGTTATAGAATTAGGTGCGACAGTAGCGTCTATATGAGAATCAGTAGTTATGTCACCAAAGTGATACTTGAACCATAAAGATTCGGGCAAGTCCCTCATCCAAACTGCTTGAGATATTTTCTTAGTCAAGTCTCCGTCTGCGACTGGGGTAGGTGTAGCCGACATTCTTCCTATACTTTTTTGACTTTCGTAATATATCCTAGAATTATTTTCTAATAACCCACTAACTGTTTCGTAATCTCCATACTCTGTATTTTTGTATGGTGTGTTAGTATTTACAACCCATCTTTTTCTATCCACTAAAGTAGAATAAATATTACCCAACGGACTAGCGGGTGTGTTGACAGTATTGTGATAAGTCATTATTTCTTTTACTGCTCTAACAGTATGGTCTTGTAGGAAATCAATATTTGTACCACTAGGTGTAGCACTATAAGGTACTCTAAACACATCACCCGCTTCAAGGTTAGGGTCTGTATCAAAAAGGAAGGTGTAGGTTTGACTTGTAGAATCTTCATCAAGAGTTCTTTGAACGTAAGCACCCATTATGAACATACCCTCTAATACCGTAAAGATTGCTTGAGATATTTTGTTTGCTGTATATGTGGTAGGCCAAGAAGGTGATGTGTCACTACCTCTTATAATATAATTTCCGTAGTAAGTAAGTTTATTGTATAATTCAGTCCATGATATAGCATCAGCAAAATCGTACTTACCTGCATATACTATATCAGCAGCGCCTTGATATGGCATATCAGTTTGCGTGAAATTAAGAAATTGTTTAGTAGAGTTGTCCCTGTAATCAGTATAAGTACCTACACTATGCGGGGTTTTATTACTGATATTATATTGACTTGTTTCAGAGTTTATTATAGAGACACTAGTTCCACCGCCACCGCCTGTATAGGAAGGATTACCAGTCATGTAAACCTTTGTGTATGTTCCAGTATAACCAATACTATCTATACCTACTCCTTCATATTCTTTTTCTACAAAAGTAGCGCCGTCAGCATCTTCATTTATTGACATTTGTATAGGATGACCCGACCCCAATTGCATACGTTGGTCGTTTCTTTCTAAGAAAGAATCATCAACATCAAATCCTAATTCATTATTTAATAACTTAAATGGTTTTACACCAAAGTACATAGTATTTCTAAACCCTTGTGAATCATAAAGCCAATATGGATTTTGTGATTCATCATCGTTCAAACCACTTTGTCCTACTTCCCATAAAGGTACTTGTCTATCTAATAGAGATAAAGTATCTTTAGCACTTATTTCTAAACTTCTACCCCTTCCACTCTGCCTAATTCGTAACTTTTCCATTAGACCTCTCCATATCGGCCTGTCTATTCTTGAATCTCTTACCCAATTATTTCCACCTTCTGCAAAGACTAATAGAAACCAATCGCTAGTAATACTGCCGTCAAAAATAGGGGTTAAAGTATAATCATACTCATTAGAATTAAAACCGATAGTACCGTTAGCATTAATATCTGCATCATCTGATATATTTATTTTACATTGTGATATACCGTTGACTACAGAACTAACTTTCAAATCTTTGACAGGCGCTAATTGTAAACCTGCGGGATGATTTGTTAATGGTCGGTATAGTGCTACTCTATCTAACAACAAAGTTATTACAGAATTGTCCTTGTTATCATCGGGGTAAGCAGTAATTTGATACCCATACATATTAGCAGCAGTACCAGTAAAAGAGGCTGTACTTACTTGCACACCGTCTTGATATACTACATAAGTGCTGTTTGTATAATCTAAAGTAACGTCAACGTCAATCCAAGCGGTATCATTGGTATAAGATGTCTTAGTAGCGTTACCGTTATATAGCGAACCATATGAATCGTAATTGGTGAGAGATAGGTTAAAATTGATTGCGGGAGTGTTACTACTGTGAGTAAAACCATCTTCATATATAGTACCAATTCTACTAGTGAAACCCAATTTAACATTTACGTTAGCCCCCGCATTACCGTTTGATGATGTATTCCCGTTGAAAGACCTTACCGCTACTCTAAAGTGGAATATGTCACCGTCTGCCCTACTGTTTAATGAACCATCGTATATTATGGAAGGTATAGATGGGACACTACCGCTAGTGGGCGCGGTTTGATAGTATGACTGAATTGCTAAGAAGGGTTTGTTAGCGGGAGAAGTAACAGGGAAAAAAATATTTTGAGGACAAACTTCGTCTGCGTCTGTAAAATCCATAGTTTCCCCCATCCAAGTACCTATAAGATTTGCTTTCTGCGTAAAAGAAACTGCATAAGAAGCATCAACATACCCCGCAGTTTTACTCTCGTAAAGAGTGTCTGTATATTCATTAGCAGTAGTTCTACCAAACGTACAGTCACTAGAACCTAGAGGAACTATATATGTCCCTAAAGTATCAAAACCGTTTGTGAACAATTGGTATGCGTCATTACCACTACCGCCATATCTATATTTATTACCTACGTTACCATCGGGATATTGTAGTTGCGCTTTACCTTCCCACCTATCATATTTTTGTCTTATTATATCTTGACCTATCCACTCAAAAGCACCGTTGTTTTGTAGATATTTATATGTGTTGTTAGTACCTGTAAGAGCAGCGTCATAATTAGTACCTAAAGACCTTTCAACAATAGACCAACGATAGCGAGGATTTAGTGTTGCCTCTCCATTCATAGGGTTTCCGTAATGCGTTTTAGTGTGGTCGTAGGCTACTGTAGCACTTGGACTATTGTTATCGTCTGCTATTGCTCTAGCACCGCTAAAGTCATCATAGTAACCTGCTATCCAAAGATTGTATTTACCAGTAACCGACCTAACCAAGTTAATCACCCTAGACTTGCCATACTTATATTGATATTACTACCCGAACCTTCTTCTATAAGTTCTAGTATTTCATTGGCTACTTCTCTTGTAGTCATACCGTTGAAGTTGTTAGTCATAATTACTTCTGTGTTCGCTACAAAGTTTTCTACACCTTGTTGCTTTACTTGTTTTATTAAAGCGCCTACTGCGTTACCTGCCTTGAAACCATAGAACATTTCTTCTCGACTACCATTAAACTTAGCCATAGCATCTTCACCATCTTGTAAAGAACTAGAAAAGTCATCTATCCATTGGTTCTGTGCAGAGCCTACGTCTAGTAATTCATCTAGTCCTTCTATTGAGTCGTCAACTGCTACATCAAACAGACCTAAAGATTCACCTGCTCTAGCAATAATATAGGAAACACCCAACAACACCGTACCTGCTACAGAAGCAATCAAAAATGCTTTCATACCTTTAGCGGCCATACCCGAAGTCTGCGCTACATAAAGGTTAGAGTCTCCTAAAACTTTGTTAGAAGCAGCAGCGTGTTTCGCTGCCAACCCACCGTTTATCATTTGACCCGATAAGTTCATCATTTGTATTTGAGCCATACCCATTTGTACTGTCATCATAACAGTAGATAATCCCATAGCGATAGCCGCAGTTCTTTGCATTCTCAGTTTTCGTGTTCCATCTTTCATACTACCACTAAAGGCCATAGTAGCAGAAGTAGCCAACATTACACCAATCATAGCAAAGTTCATACCCATGTTGAACTTACCCATAGCCTCGTTACTACTCTCTGCGCTAGTACGCATCATACCTAAACTGTCTGTAAGTCTATCCATTTCTTCTACTTGCTCTATAGTCTCTAATGC